ATTGGTACGGCAATATTCTTGTATCAGATCAGTGCCGACCAGTTCAGCACGAATATTAGACATTTTTACTTGTGCTGTTCTAGGATCCGTATATTCGCAAGAAATACGTAGGATCTGTGTCCCCTCTTCTACCTGGGGTTTAAAACCATATGCATAGAGTTGTTTAACAACATTATCATAGTCAATTTTAGAAATAGGACGTGATAATCTTGTATTTGTGCCAAAACGAACCTCTAATTCACTATTTTTTCTTGCTGAACTCAAATGTGGATTACTTTCTAAATAATGTTTTACGATCGTCTCGAATTCCTCCTTCTTTTGCTTGGCAGTCTTTTGTTCACGACCATCTTGTTTCTTTGGTTCAAGTGCATCGCCTTCCTCTTTTTCCATAATATGTTGTCTTATATAGTAAAACTACATATTAATTCTTTAGTTCAATTTTTCGAATATAGTTGATGCCAGGTCGATGTTATTTCCACATTAACACATCGTTCAGTTCATCATAGAGATCACCCTTCTTGTATTTTTTGTTTTCATAAAATATGCCAACTTGTCTTGCAATCGTATATAATTCATCTACCTTATAGTTTGATACCGTTTTCAATGGTTTCAAATAGCTCTCTAAACAAAACACGGTAGTTTTGAGGTCGTCGATTTGCTCTTTTGAAATAGGTTCCGCTTGTAATTTATACTTACCAAAGCTGTCTTTATGCAAAACATAGGTAGGCTGATCGACGTCCTTGTCAGATATGAATTCGACCATCGACTTTCCATTTGCACTAATCATAATAATATTCATTTTATATATTGCCAGCATTCCCATCATTGTCAAATAGCTTGTGTCTTTTACAGATGTTAATAGTTCTGACATAATCTCCTGTACTGCTGCCTTTGTGATTTTAATATTTGCCTTTTTCAACAAGTTAGGATTAGCCCGTATAAGATCACCAATATGTTTTTTAACTTCGAGTTCCTTTACACCATAATTTCTTGATACTTGAATGTAGTCATTATAACCATACATAATAATATACAAACACCAAAACAAAGTATCTTGGTGAGTAGGCGAAATAAATTCAATAGCCGGCTTATCATCTTGCTGCGATTCGACCATCGTTTCAATAGGAATTGGCGGCGGCACTTCAATATCGACATCTTTTGTTTCCGTATACTCGACGTTTTGACAAACATTCGGAATTAATGGTTTCTTCAGCATATGCTTTCCTAATAGTCCAAGGATTTTCGCACTATCTTGTTTAGAAAAAAAAAATAGTGAATTCATAGCAGGCGAACTGTTTGACATCTACCTTATCGAGCTATAAGATATTGTCGGGTTGTCTTTATCTTCTTTTGTTATAAAATATGCGTTCTTAAATTCTTCCTTCTGATATTCCATCGTATTTAAAGACTCTTCTTGATCTTTTACGTAGGCAATGTATTTTTCTATTTCTTCAATAGATTCCTCATTCAAAAACGACATATTTACATAACACCCGCTTTTATTTTCATTGATTTTGCAAAGATTTTTCGTAAGTATTTTTAAGATCTCTACTTGGTGGTATTTGTTTAGAGTTTCAATCGTTTTTTTTAGGGTTTCTAATTTTGCAACCTTTTCCATTGTAGTAGGACATAAAAAAACATTTATATTGTTTTGCGTAGAATATCTATCTATAATTCTGCATCAAATATGGCGTCACCTCCTTGTTGTTCTCTTGACTCAACGAGCTTCGCAATGACACATATATAAGGATCATTCAATTCGAATCGTACGCCGGCAACACGGGTCTTGATCTTCATGTTTTCTTTTATTTCACTGAAGGCCTTTTCCGAGAAATGGTGATCTCTGGCAACAAACACAGTGATTGGCATGGCGCCAGAATCGTCGACGACTTCGGCATGAACACCTGCCTTTGTAATCGTCTTTGTCTGGCACTCAATTAGCATTCCCTCTACGGGATGGCAAACCATGCATTCAAATACTACTTGAAATTCCACCTTTTCATTATTTACAGTGCCACTCGAATAACTCATTACTTTTACGGATCCTGGGCGGATATAACCTTCTGGAATACACTTACCTTCGATCTTACGAGAAATCATTCGCTCTAAATTCTGTTTTATATTTTTACCTACCTGGTTAATACTGAGCGAAACTTTTAATGTGAGCATCGAGTGTTCATAGACACCATACATTTTGCGTTGTTGTTGTCTTTGATTTTGATTCATGATAATATAGTAGGGTGAGATATCTTTACACCGTTTATGAATATATATTTTCATTCAATTTTCTCAAAAAATTGATTCATGATTGAATGTAAGGTAACAATCGCAAACAAACCATGAAAGACGAAAATACGATTTGGAACTATTTGGCATTTAGTGGTGCCTTTATATTTGAAACAGCTATGATACCTTATTATTTAATAGAAGAATCAGCATATAGATCTGCAAAATATACGATGCATAAACAAAAAAAATATGCTTGGTGAACGTCTAGTAACCTTGAGTAAAAAATTGAATCCCGATTTATTTTGTTTATATTTTTTACAAACAAACATGCCGAAGGTTGTGAAATCCATTCAATTATACGAAGAGAAGTGCGTTGGTCAGCGTGACCACGTAATTGTCCATAAGATATCTGAAAAGACGTTTGGTGAGATTTTGGATCTTGCAATCACAAATGATTGCAATATCATTATTAAGAGCGGTGAAAACGGAAGTTGGTATTTGAAGAACAAGGAATATGCTAAGACTAAGACAGGCCTGGATGATCCAACACATCACTATAGAAAGGGACATTATTGCTATTTGATTGAATATACGAACTAACAATATGTGAATAAAACCCCTGTATATTTGTATTTTTTGTTTCAATATAAAAAATAAATCGCAATATCTATTATGTCAAATGAATCCAATGCATCTTTACCTCTTGCAATACCAATTTATAGCGATATAGAAGTGATTGATACGGTTCCGCTAATAGAACCAAGCGAATCTCTTGCCACCAAAACTATATATAATATTTGCACCTGTCTGCTCTGCATGATATTGTTTTTTGTTTTTTTATTTTACATGTTTGTTATATTGTAATTATATCTTCGACAAGTTGTTATAGATCGCCTTTTCATTATCGAAAAACCAGGTTTTCGAAACGTTTCGTTCAGCTGCACTTATCTTTTCATAATCCGTATAATAACGCAACATAATCTCAGTAATAACACAAAATCCCATCTTTTTAATATCGATACTATTGCGATCATTATAAATGTTACGTTCGTCCCCTTCTTTAAACAATGGACCCGTTTCGAGAACACGATTCAGCCGTTTAATGATATCGTTTTTCGTGGACCCACTACATCTAGATCCCGTATTATTGCGTTTTTCAAGCATATCCTTTGTTTTAAATACAATACCCTCCTTTTTAAACTTATACATAAAGCCGACCATGTTACTAATATTATCCCGGGGCACTTCATATTTTTTTTGAACTATAGGTTGGAATAACATATTTTCACTAGGTTTCGATTTCTCCCACTGTTTAGTTTCAGCATTCTGTATAAACAACAACGTTTTATTTTCAACAGCGAGAACAATTCCACGAATTTCATTACGCTCCACAAGTTTCTCATCAAAATAACTACGTATAATGTCTTCTTGTTTGGGCAGGCTCGAATAAATATGATCTATGATTATTTTGCGATCTTCAAAACTTAGTGTATCTAAAAAGTGATAATATACATATTTTTTCAGCGATGCCTCTGGAATATGATGCACAGATTTATTTCTTAATATTTCATACACTCTTCCAAAATGAATATACCAATCATTCTCATCTTCTAATATAGGGTTTTTAAGGATGGCGTTTTGCTTTTCTCGTTCAATGGTAGCAAAACAGCCCTCTATCTTTTTTACGATTTTATCATATTCAGATGCCTCTCTTATTTCTTCAGATTCTAACCGAGTTAGTGTAGCAGCAAGGATTTCTTTTTCTTTCTGGGTATTTTTTTCCTTTTCTCTCTTTTCCGGATCTACATCTATGGTTAAATAACTATTTTTAAAATCAATAGGCCCGGAACGATCAAATAAACTCGACCTTTCATCCGTAATTTCAATAGGTTGAAAAACATAAATATTTTCACTATTTATTAGATAGCCCGTGCGACCATACTTATCCACAATGGCCTCATTTTGATTATCAACAAAACGGCTCAAGGCATAATCAATTTGTTCATCGGGATATGTTCGTAATATATTTATTGCGCTTAATAAGTTCTCTCTGGAATAGAAAAACTGTTCCCGAAAAAGTTGGCGAATGCGTTTTACAATCGCCGCATAGTTTGTTTTTGCATAATCTAAGTTGTATGTATTTTTTGTTATATCCGCATCTTGTAACTCGACATTTGGAGAACAAACGAAATTACAGTTATCTTTATAATCACATATGTCTGTGTATGGTTTATCGCCCACTTTAAATTCCATGAGTTCAGGTGTAGATGACAATTGGATTTTGATTTTTTGATTCGCAGCGTTCTCCAATAATTTCTCAACTGTGAGATTGGTTTGTGAAATATTTAATAAACAATCTACGGCGACTTCTTTCATTAGGCGTGTGATTTCGCCAATTTGAATTGCTTTCTTTTCGGCATATCGATATAAATAAAGATCAGCTGGTTCTTCGTCTCCTTTTGGTTTCGTAGAATGTAAATAAATCTCTACATTGCGTTTTTCAAATGGCAAATCGCAATGGCTTAGGTTTCTAACACCACGTCCAATAATTTGTTCTATGCGATTCATGTTATACCAAGGCGATAAAATATGTACTTGGCGAACGTTTTTGAAATCTAGACCCTCCGCAGCAGCTTGACTAATTAAAATCACCTTTACTTTTTCGCCATTTACGTTGTCTTTGTTGGTGACATGTTTTATATCTGCCAGGTTATTTGGGGAGAATGTTTTATCGCCGGTAATCATTACATATCTGGCTTGTGAAAACTCGCCCAATGATTTTCCATTTACCATTTCACCACTTTGTTTTGCCTCCAAAAACTCCTCTTTTGTTTTCATCGTAAGACCATCCAATTGTTTTTCTGGGGGAGGTGGTGTTTTTAATAAGGAGGTTGTATGAGCTGCCCATCCGTATCGTGCGAAACCCATTTCTTCTAGCGCTAATGCAAGCGGGACAACACCACCGTCAATGTATTGTGAATAAATGATGATGATGCCTTCCGATTTGCGAACGATGTTGCAAAGATTTGCTATTTTGGCACTATATTTGCCAATTGTATCTGGCTGGAAAATGCGGCCGTATTTTTCAACAATGGCGGGTTTATATTCAAAATTTTTACGTAGTTCATATGTATCACGAATCGTATCATATGTCATTATATTGGATAACCCTTGCTTGCCAGTCATGTTTCGAATAATTTCGGTATTGTCTTCTATGTTTGATTCAGATTCGTCAGAATCGCTTACTGATCCACCAATTTGTTTCGTAGGTATAGAAGTAGACTCTTCTGTTGGCATGCTTGCACTTACTGACGTCGATTCTTCTGTTGGCACACTTGCACTTACTGACGCAGATTCTTCTGTTGGCACGCTTGCAATTACCGATGCAGATTCTTCTGTTGGCACGCTTGCAATTACCGATGCAGATTCTTCTGTTGGCACACTTGCACTTACCGATGCAGATTCTTCTGTTGGCACGCTTGTACTTACTGACGCAGATTCTAGTGCGGGCACACTTACAACTTCATTTTCATTAAAATCTGGATTGGGAAATATAATATTCAAGCATTCCAAGGGTTGTTGTAAATGTGTATAACCAAAAGATTCCATGTTCTCAAACGTAGGCATTTCACGCTCTTGACCATGCGCATCAAATGTATTAAACGATTTATTTCGCAAGTTCTCCATAATAAATTTATATGCCTTTTCTTGATATTCGCCAATATCATTCATATAAACAACTAGATGTTGCAATGGTTCCTCGATGGGCTTTAAATTCATCTGAACCTTAGGATAGACAAGATTCTTAAAATCTAAGGTCTTATCTGGCGCAAACGTATCTGGATAAATACGATACGGGAATGTATACGGATTTTCACCACGTACGTAAGAAACATATCCGGTCAATTTACGTTTTAAAAGTTCTCGGCCGCCTTCTAATTGTAATCCATCCTTTGTGGTTCTCTCTTCTACGAACTTCCCCTCTTTATCAAAGACATCCTCTGTTTTTAACGAACTCCGCTTATCCACAGCATTCATCAAGTTTGTTAACCAGATAATCTCTTTATAATTATTATATACTGGTGTGGCAGACAATAAAAGCATGCGAATATTTTGCGCATAGCGAGCGATACGCATTAATAAACTACCTACTTTTTTGGCTTCTTTATTTTCTTGTGCAAGAGTAATATTATGTACCTCGTCTATTATTATCAATCTATGATTAAAAAACTGACGTATCTTCTTGATTTCAAGTTCTTTTTGCTCCTTTGATTGTTCAGCGTCCTTAATATGTTCTCGTTCATCCGTCTTTTGTTTTGTTTCCGCACGAATAATGTTCGCCAATTTGTCATACCCCACAAATTCATAATAGGTTTTTATCAGATTCGTAATTTCACGAACTACTTGTTGTCGATTGAGCTGATGCATTGTAGTGGGGTTTATTTCACTAAGCAGGGAGTTTCCAATACATGTATTCAAATTCCACAATTCGTTCTCCTTTTTCAATTTACGTTCATCAAATAATTGCAATCGAAAGTTATTCTGAACGTTAGGCGACGCTACAATCAAAATACGCTTATTTTTTTGGACAATCCCAGTTTGTTTCATATAATTACGCATTTCTTCAGCAACACCAATCGCACTACACGTTTTTCCAGACCCTAAAAGATGATATAAAAGCAAGCAATTATACGGAGTTTGGTACGATAAAAAGTTTTTTACAAAGAGTTGATGTGGTAATAGCTCAAAATCAGCATTACACATTTTTTCGGCTTGGGTTTTGATGTCATAAATGCCTCCATCAAACTTCGTATCTTGAAATTCCTTGCGTTTTGCAATTTTTACGTTAAATTCTGGGTCATTTAATTCGGGATATAAAAAATCAAGATCTGTATTTGTTGCCTCATGTTCTAGTTTCTCCTTTTGGAATAAAAACGTATTGTATTCTTTTGATTCCACATCTTGATTTTCTGGTGCGCCAATCATTTGTTGTAATTTTACCTCTGCCTCATTTAATCGAATCATCGTTTCGGGCAATCCATCTACAGGAATTACTGATGGAGGCAATTCAGAAGACTCTTTTATGGGCGTGTCTTCTTCTTCAATATCAATTTTGGCGGGCTCAAGAAAGGGTTTTTCAACAGGCGCTTCAGGAACTTGCTGTATTTCTTCATCTATGGGGGCAATAGTAGGTTCGATGTGTGCAATCGGTTCTTGAGAAGGAGTTTCAGCAATCAAAATCGACAAAATTTTATCGCCATTAAACCTTCCCATGGACTTCGCATTCAAATCCTCCTTTATAATTTTATCTAATTTTACTAGAGAAAAATTCTTGGGTTCAAAAAAACCAACAATGCGTTCTCTATATGGACTATTTTCCGCACCATTATTTGTAAGTTCCGCCATTTTATCCTTATTCGATGGTTTTTCAAATCGTAGATCCTGACCATAAATCGTTAGTATGTCTGCGCTTTTTAAAACCAAATTTCCTTCCACGATTTTTTTACGTGTTCCCTTCTCAGCACGTGGTTTATAATCTGGGTTTTTTATAATTAACTTCAGTGGCTCCTCAACAGTTTGCTCTGGTAATGGTTCTATTGAAACAAGTGGCTCTCCAAGTGAACCTTCTCTCAAATATTTAAGGATTTGATTTTCTCTCGCAACAGGTGTTCGACGGATTTCAGTCAATGATTTTATAATTTTACCAGGAATGCCTTGAGGTTCGAGGATTGGATTTTTCTTAGGACCACCTCCATGCGAAACCTTGTTTTTTTTACGAGTATGCATTACTTTTTACTTAAAATATCTCTATATATTATTTGTAGGGATATTTTACTAACTTACAAACATGCGTAATGATTTTAATGTATGATGTATATTTGATAACATGCGTAACTTTTCTAAATTATAAGGACGTATGGCGGTTATGCAATCTGAATATGATTTCCATTCCATTTTACTCACTTCAGACCGTTCGTAATCATCCATCTCAGCGGTATGATGATCCTTCATAAATGCCAAATAATATTTGTGTTTATAGGATTTATAATTTGAACCTGTAAATATCTCTTCAAATGGATATATGTTTTGAATAGTTATGATATGTTGAATCGCATATCCGGTTTCTTCATTAAACTCACGCAATGCGCAATCAAAATCCTTTTCTTGGAAGTTGCGCCTTCCTTTTGGGAATCCCCATTCTGGATCTTCCCAAATAGGATATTGATTACTCTCTTCAATCATCGACGTTAAATCATAATAGTCATTTTTATTATTTATACCGTTACGTAATGCAGTGAATTTTTCATGAGATATAGATTCTTCGGATTTATATTGCGAAGATATTGATTTTGTACCCCATATTCCCATCCACAGTTCATCAAATGTCCATGATTTTAACCGTTCTTTTTCTTCATTCGTCATTTGTTTTAGCATATTCATCACATAATCTTTATTAAAAATCGAATATTTGCCACGCATGAAATCTATATATCCTAAAGTATCCTTACGACAGATCATCAAGTATTGTATTTCATTCTTATGATAGCGAAACGTTATTAACCCAATACTCGTGATAGGTATTTTACATTGATGATATAAATGTCCTTGTTTTCCACAATTATTGCAATATTGTTCATTCATATAAATATTCGATTAACCTATTTGATTATAGTCGCAACTCTTTATATATTTCAAGAATAAATGCATTTTGATCCATCTGTGTGGGGACCGCATTATTGGTTTTTTATCCATACCGTTGCTGAGTCGTATCCATTGCATCCAAATGAAATTACACGCCGAAAATATTACGATTTTATCCAAAATATACCCCTATTTATACCTGTTCCCGAAATTGGAAATAAATTTAGTCAAATGCTCGACAAATATCCAGTTACCCCGTATTTAGATAACCGTGATTCATTCGTAAGATGGACGCATTTTATACATAACAAATATAACGTCTTATTGGGCAAAGAAGAAATTTCCTTACCTTTAGCATTAGAAGCATATCGCAATCTCTATAAACCCAAACCGGTCCGTTTATCTGAAAAAATAAATGTCCGGAAACACTACATTTTTTTAGCCATTATATTGATCTTATTTTTCTTGATTTTAATCAATTATAAATAGTGGAACGATTTCTCCCTATACTATAACTAACAAATCAATACAAAAATGCGTATAGAAATTTTGATATTTGCAGTTGCCGCATTCTTAATCGCAAATATTTATACAGAAGGAAAATATATGAAAATGCTTCAGTCGGGTAAAAAATATTATCAAATGGCTGGGATCGCATTTGGTGCGCTTATGATATATGTATTAATAAAACGTAATCCTATGCGTGCACACGATATTATGTCTACAACAAATGATTATATAAAATATCTTCCTATGGACAAAGGCACATCAAGTATGATTTCCCCCATATTAGATTTTACTTCTAGACAAAATTTTGTAAATGATCAATACGAACAAGAAGACGGCGGTTATAATTATCCAATTATTCCAATGTCGAATGGATCAAATTCCTCGATGCAAAATGTAGCACATCAACGACTCGCAACATCTGGAAAAAAAGCAACTAAGCGGTCAGTTAGTGAAACAAAAAAGAAATTTGTAGCTTCACGACAACACTGGAGATGTGGTAAATGCCAAACAGAACTAACGGCATGGTTTGAAGTAGATCATATTAAACGTTTAGAATATGGCGGTAGTAATCATATTGATAATTTAGTAGCCTTATGTAGAGATTGCCACGGCGAAAAAACAACCATGGAAAATTTATAATCAAAGAGGTTAATATATAGGTTTTTAATTCTATCTATATATTAAATAAGAGGATACATATGGACAATTCAGATATTTTAAACAATGATGTATTTATTTCCGTATATGTAATTGCCATGTTTTTACTACCTATATTTTTTATATTCTCATTAACAACTGCGAATTTATCAAAAGGTATCATTGAATTCATAACGATGGTAGTATTCTTAGCACTTACTATTATACTATTAATATTATGCATTACAAAAATACCAGATGCTGTAAGCATGTCCAATTATTTAACCATCATATTCATTACCATGTTTATTATACCATTATTTTCATTAAGTTATTATAGTAGTATAAATGCAACAGGACAAGCCATTGGTGGGCAAATTAGTGGGTTTTGGAAAATATTTGGTAATCTTACGACAATTGCGCTCATCATTTGCGTCGTTTTTCTAAATTTAATCACTGCTGGCGCCATGAATTATCAAGACGCCATACCAAATTCACAAAATATAAATAGTGACGCATTTATCTCTCTTATTGTTATTACTTTCCTTATTATTATGGGAATGGTAGGTTATATTTTACCACTATTATATACAGCATTTAAAGAATGGATGCTTGGTCCTATGCCTAAAGTAAATGCTGCAAATATAGGCGCATCTACAATGGGTGGAATGGCATTTCTTGCTTCTACATTGAAAGATATTTGGTTTACGATTGGCTCAAGAATAGACGATTTTTTTAAGAATATACAAAAGGATATTCCCACAGATCAAGATAAGCAAGACGCCTTTGCAAAATATGGGATGCTGTATGGTTTTATTTTTATAATTGGCATCATTTTATACATGTCAGCATCTGATCCAAATGCATTAACTGGAAAAGAGTATGTATATGCTTTTAGTGCGATTATACCGCTTGTTGTGTTAATGGGGTTTGTAATTCCGTTTTCAACCACACAAAGAAGCGCATCGAGTACGACGTTAATAATCGGTATTATGGCAACAATCATGTTCGGTGTTTTTTATTCTTATTCGTCTATGAGCGCAACGTCATTCGAATATATGTCGTATTTTATTAATTTTGTCATGTTTTTAATTGTGATGTTTGGATTAGCCATATTTTTTTATATTTTTGGTAACTATTTAAAATCAATAGAGGGGCTATTGGGTTTTATTGTTTATTTTATTTTTTATATCCCATGCTTACTTGTTGATCTTTTCAACTATCTCTTCAATGAATACAAAAATACGTCTCGACCTATCTATGTATTGTTTGCCGTAGAAGTTTTATTAATTTTACTCTACATTTATTTACCTAGGATTTTAGAATACGCCGTTATAAAATCATCAGACAATATAGTTTTATTAGAGAAAAGTACATTTTTAGATTCAAAAACAGTAATTGGAAATAGTCATCAAATACGCATGAAAACGCCAGCAGTTCCGGGAAATGCGATATCTAGCAATGAAAAATATGCCTATAGAAAGAGTTATGCTATATCTATGTGGACATATTTAAATATACAACCACCAAATAATGCATCCTATTCTTCCGAAACACCTATTTTTGATTATGGAAATGGAAAACCAAAGATTACCTATTTTAATGATATGACCTCAGATAAAACGCAAAACAAATATATCTTCTATTTTACCGACTCCACGGCTGGGCCGTCTAGTTATAAATTATCTATGCCTAGTCAAAAATGGAACTATATTGTATTTAACTATTATTCAGATCGGGTAGACTTATTTATTAATGGAACACTTGAGAGGACCTTTACTTTTAAAAATAATATGCCTAACTATTTAGCAATAGATAATATTATCGTTGGTAGCGATTCGGGGTTAGATGGTGCGATATGTAATGTGAATTATTATAATGCACCACTAACAAAAACAAAAATTTCCAATACCTACAATTTATTGATGTTAAAAAATCCACCGACGTTTAGTGAATACTAATCAAATTGCGTATTCGCCATATGGATATATTATTTTATCGCCATAATTTATAAATGAATACTACTCTTATTTTTTTAGGCGTCGTAATTGTAATTTTAGTATATGTTTTATACTATTATTTTACGAACATGGCTACTACATTACAAGCGCAAGCATCTTTAAATTTAATAGTACCCGCCATTTCAAACTTAAATAATGCGACATCTACTCGTTACGCTTATGGTATCTGGGTATATATTAATACTTGGAATACAAATGTTGCGCATACTATATTTAGCCGCAGCGCAAATTTGAAAATATACTTGGATCAATATGCACCAATATTAAAATGCGATATTGCGATGAGCAGTGGTGCGCCACAAACTATGGTCATTACAGACAATTTCCCTCTTCAAAAATGGACTCACATTATTATTAGTGTTGATAACCAATACGTGGATGCTTATCTAGATGGCAAATTGATTCAATCTCACCGCTTTTATACTGCAGCGGTAGGAACAGCTGGGCCGATAATACCTGCTATCCCACCACCAGTAGTTCAACCCTCCATCATTGCCTTACCAGGAACTCAACAATCTGCTTCTGTTCCTATGTATCTGGGTAATTCAGAACTCAACAATCCTACAATTTACCCACCTATTTCTGGAAAAACGTCATCTTTCCAACCCTTTGATACCTATGTAACAAAATTTAAACGTTGGGGTTCTGGACCCGTCGACCCACAAACTGCATGGAATACTTATATGGAAGGCAATGGCAGTAACCCTATCTTAGGCGCTTTAGGAAATTATGGGGCGAATATTACTGTGCTTAAGAATAATTTAGAAAACAGCAAGCTCGTGCTGTTTTAATCTTTTAGGCCAATAGATAATTTTGTTTTTTATCTGCATAATATATACTTTATATATAATATATTATGAATAACCAACCATCGAATATTCCAAGTCTTCAAAATGTGAAAATTCCAGAATTACCCGATTCCGTAAAAAAAGCAGGGGAAAGCTTGGGAAATTCTATCAATGATTTGAAGACAAGTGTGAATACATCTGTTGCGGGTTTCTCTCAACAGACCGAAGCTGGCGCAGGAGCTTCGGCGCAATTTTTGCAATCTAATACTATTTTTGCAAAATTTGCGTTTATATTGCTTGTAATTATCGCCTTTATCTTTTTAACGGCTTTAGGTATCATACTTATCCAATATTTTACAGCACCTTCGAATAATCCTTATGTTATTTATGGCATGTTAGATGGAACTGATGGTAAAATAATAATGCAAGATCCTGCGCAAACTGGTGCTGTTCCTATTTATCGGTCGAATAATCAATCAACTGGTTTAGAATTTACATGGGCGTTTTGGATTTATATTGGTGATCTTGGAAATGATCCAAGTAAATATCAAATAATTTTTAATAAAGGAGACGTAAACTATGATGCCAATAATATTGCTTCTGTAAACAATGGTCCAGGTGTTTATTTAACAAGTGGTAAAAAAACTATTGGCTCATCCGGCTCAGTTTCTTATTCTGATAACGGAATGGCAACGTTACACGTTGTTATGGATTCTAGCTCTCCTGCAGAGAGAAATAATTATATGGATATAGATAATATTCCTATTCGAAAATGGGTACATGTAGCCATACGTGCTCAAAATACTGTAATTGATGTTTATGTGAATGGTGTTATTTCGTCACGCTTAACCATGAATGATGTGCCAAAACAGAATTATAACAACGTAAATTTCGCACAAAATGGCGGATTTTCTGGTAAAATCTCGAATCTTCGCTATTATTCCTATGCTTTAAATGTATTTGAAATTAATGGCGTTGTTGCTTGGGGGCCAAATACAAATAGTAGTTCCTTAAGTTCAAGTTCTGGCGCAGCCACCGGAAATTATAACTATTTATCTAATACTTGGTATTCAAATAAATTTTAGCATAATACAGTAAGTAGATTATTATTGTATTATGTCCGGCCTACTAAACCTAACTTCTATTTGTGATCAACGAAAACAACAATTGCTTTTTAATAAACCATTACCAAGATACACACCAATTTCGCCGTATCCACAATTTACGCAAGATCAGTTAAACATGCGGAGAAAGGCCGAAATATTAAAATATGGCAACAATACATCAAGCTCAAAAACGAATAATTTAACTAGAAAAGAACAATGGGCAAAAATTTCTAATGCAAAATATTCGGGAAATACATTATTTTGTCCTAGTGATATTTATTTACCGACATTATCAAGCTCATGTGATGTTCCTGGACCAATTGTGGTATTGCAAAATGATCCAACAGTTCCGCTTTATAATTTTGTTACTAAAACAGCTTCCTATGCATCTGATAATACAACTGAAGATCCGAATTATTTATCCATATTAGATTCTAATATTCTAGTAAATTCAAATTCAGAAACTGAAATTGCCAAATTAAACATAAAAAATAATCAAAACGTAAATGTTCATCAGTTCTCCATAAGTACGCCTTTTTGCTTTCATATTTCAGGGTCAAATATTTCACCAACCGGTCCTCTTGATTTGCAAATTTTAATTAATTCTATGTCTGTGATTAACTATTATAGCGGTGTCGAATCATTGGCACTGAATGGCGTACCTACGTATCAATATAGTACAATGAAAACACCAATTCAATTACGACTTACTGCTCCAAACACTACAGCACCATTTTCGTTTTCCGCATTTGTCTACGGAGGGATGTTAAATTTATCAAATATTAATTTATATACGTCACCTGGGTATATTTATGATATCAAATTATCATTTAATCCAACGTTATATTCAACGAATACAACAAATACTAGCCTATATAATAATACAACCGTTTCAATGTATGCAAATATTACAAGCGATCTTTACAATGATATTGTTTCTCCGAATGGGATGCCGTTTGGGAATAGAAATCCATACAATTGCTTAATTAATCGTGGAATTTCAAAGGATAGTTATCTTCCGGTATCGTTAACCAGCAATTATGCACAAATGAACAATTAAACCATTTTGCGTTAAAAACGCACATTCAGAAACGTTAACTACGCCATGTTCTTGGTCAGAACGTACATTTGATATTCTTTCTGTTTCAAGAAGTCAGTTGGGTATGTGGTTAGATCAAATTCGTATTCTTCGCTGCGGTTAATAATTGAATACGTCATATATTCGTATTTTTTAAGTAAAGATTGGATAATTGAAAAACATTGATTATCGGCACAAATATGTTCTGCATTATAAAATAATGTATCCAATAAGCAATGTGGACGCTCAATAAAAATCATATATTCATAGTCGATGGGTTTATCAAACTGTTCTCGAAATATGGCATAGATTTCTTTGAACATACCCAATAGATTTTTATATCGGATATCATCCTCCATAAACATGAGTTGCTTTTGCAATTTTCCCGTTTGAATGAATTCGGTTTCAGCCGTTTCGCACTTTTCAATTAACCATTCGATATCTTTTACTGTGTTGCGGTTAATCTTACCATTGTTTGTGATGGATTTCCATTGGTTTACTATTTTTTTATAGTCGTCGAGTTCATTATGTATTAGGGTTAGCTCGTCTTGTTTATCTACTATTAAAATTTCCGGTAAATAATTATGTACTATTTTCGCAAACATTTCATCTTGTTTTTTAATGGTATCTAAAGAAAACGAGAATTCAAGTTCCAATGATTTTATTAAAAAGTCGGGCAATATTTCCTTCGAATAAGTACCGCCTCTTACATTTTCGATACCATACTGTTGCATTCGTTTTTTTACAACCGTATCCACCTCCATGATATCTTCCAATTTTTGTTTGTCTATAATAGCTAATGGATGGTATTTATAAACAAAATCATGCAGTATAGCGCATTGAGATTTTATAAGCTCTTCGTCTGTTTCTCTAGTTACGTAAACAAAAAACTTGTCGCCTTCTAGTTTTAATAAATATAAATAAAGCGTGCTTTCTGCGTCCATATGGTATAAATCAATACTATTTTTTATATTATTGATTTATGAATGTTATATTTATTCAGGAATAGGTTTCAACGATGGTTCCATATTATTTGTAAACGTGGGGTTTAAACACATTTGTTGGGTTGGAAATACTTGACCAGATAAACATTTGTCGCTATCCGTAATTTCAATACATCCTCTACGGCTTTCGTACTCACCAACAAGGCACCAACGGCTCTTAATGGAAGAAATCGGATTTTGGATAGGATTTGTTGTAGTATCCGGGTCAGGTTCCTCATGCTTTTCTTCTGGTTTAATACTAGGTTCGTTTAAGGTTTTATCTAAATCAGGTGTAGTATCTACTTGTTTGCCTTCGCTTGCCCTTATTAATAAATCGCCAATGTTTTTTGCAGCTCCGCCTGCAATATCAATTCCTATTTTGCTTGCATCTGTAACTACGTCTGTGGTTTTATCAATTACGGTGCCTGTTGTATATCCAAACGTTGCCAATACTTTGGTTAAAAATGGACCCACAATTTGTGCGATGCGTTGAATAAAATCGCCAAATATCATGAGTATATTTATTCCTAAAAATGAAAAAATGAGCAGAAATACCAATATTGTAATAATTGTGTTTTTGTTACTAAACATAGATGTGTCTGTTCCTGGTTTAGGAATGTTTTCTGTTGATGCGTTATCCATTTTACTATATATTATACATATTATTTTTTCCAAATGCGGATAATATATAGCAAAATGGATTTAGAGGTTCGTTTACATACTTATTATAATTTGTAAGCTTAGTGTAAAATGGCATTTTTTAACTTTATAGAGACGTTTTTCTTTATAAGTTTAGGAATTACCTTTGTGCTCGTATTATTATTAGTTTATCATTTCAAACAACGTATGACAGGGCTTGAACAAAAATGCGATACTATGTTTGAAATTATTAACGATATGGTAAAAGAAATGAATATGTTGAGACTTCAGCAAACGCAAGTTCCTAATTTTTTCCATCCTATGAATAATTTTGTTCCCCAATTTAATGTGAATGATATTTTGAATACTGGTTCTCCAAATGACGAAAACGATGATGAATCTGAAGAATCCTCAAATGTTGGCAATTCAGAGGATGAGGATACTCTAAATGAAGATGATCAGGATGCAGATGAGGATGAGGATGCGGATGCAGATGAGGATGAGGATGCAGATGAGGATGCGGATGAGGATGCGGATGAAGTTGTAAGCCCAATAAAAATTATTAACGTAAACCAAGAAACACTCGCCGAATTAGATGTTGAAAATATTTCATCGAATGATGAGGATAATAATATGGATTTCGATGAAGAGGAGGACGAACCCATCAATGAACAAAATATTTCTTCCTTAATAACCGAAGACCCTATTTTAGTTGAAAAGATTGAACCCATTGAAGAAGCAGAAGCAGAAACAATTGAGGAGTCTTCAAGTTCTAATTCTAAGGAATCAGATAAGGAGGTATATAAAAAAATGTCACTCGGCGCATTAAAGGCCTTGGTTATTTCAAAAGGGTTATGTAGCGATGCCAGAACAATGAGAAAAAATGATCTATTAAAATTGTTAGAGGAAGAGTAGACATGATGTTTTAGCTTAAATAAAATTATTCGCTGAATAATTTGATTTCCTAATATATAGACTAGTAGATCATGTTTTCGAATCCCCCGGTAACTACAAAGTGTGGATGTGCATCAATAAAAGAGTCCATTCCTCCCTCTGCATTAGGTTACCATACAAATAATAAATATCCACAATTTCCCCCATTAATGAGCGATGGCCGTGCGGTTACTGGATCTTGGCAACCCGAATCTACCATGAATGCTGATCTTATTCAAACCAATGGAATTAAATCCAACTGGGAATATCGCCAATATTTGCAAAAGAATGCAAAACAGATTATGGAGTATAATTATAATGAATCTGCTAACGACGTGGGCTATATTAAACGCCCAATTGACATCCCTTCTATTCAATCTAATGTAGTTGATGGAATTCGCAAAACGCCTTACCAATTTTCATCTGCGATGGATAATTCCAAACCATTCGGATATTCCTCTGGCGATTTAAAAGACGTGTATTTATCTAGAGAACAACTCGAATCACGTAAAATTTCACCCGTAGTTACACAAGACAAGTTGTTGGAGAAGATGTCTTATAATTAATTTTCCATTGTCTCTAACAATTTGGTTGACAATTCATCATTTGAAATTAGATATTCCTTATCCTCAACGATTAAAACCTTTATCGGTGCGTCAAAAGAATTTGAATAATCATAAATATTCTTTATTATACTATTGTTTTGAAAAGTTGTAATATAATATATTCCGTCTACGTATCCCGATTTTAATAATGATTCATTTGTTATTTCATAATTTAACAAATGTATTTTATCTTTTATTTCATCGTATTTTAAGACATTATCAATAATAATGACTTCATAATTTTTTAACAATAGTGAATGAATTAATGGCAAACTAATTTTTTTTGAACTGCCTGCTATAAGATATCTTTTTTTAGATAAACTTGATTTCGCCTTCACATCGCCAAAAAAATATGGAAACATTCTTTCTATAATCCATCCAATTATTCCATATTGGTCAAAATCGTATTTTTTTTATGCCTCATAATTATTTATAGAATTAAATATATCTCCATTAATTGTCATGGCGTGTATTTTCTTATAACATTCCAACGTATTTTTAAGAATATATTCTCTTGGAATCATGTATTGACAACCTGGAGAAAATTCACAAATTATTGGAATGCGTGATGAAAAAAAGAATGAAAAATACTCTCTAGTTTTTAAAGATGGATAATGACCATGTTCTTCTGGCCACATCAATGACAAAATAGGTATTGTTTTCTTTGGATTAGAATAATATAGTAAATCAAAATAATACTGAATATTATTTGAATTTACGTGGGTGTTTAGCATGTGATCAAATGGATTCCCTTGTAAAAAAATACATACTCTGGTAATTTGTCATAATTCGTAATAATATAATAAAAAAACGTTTCTGCTTCACGTCCTTTGTTTGGCCGATTTTTAATATAGACATTGCCAATGTTTATGTCATCAACACCTTTATTATAAATTCTGACATTTTCCTTCTTCACAAAATTTAACCAATCTAAATTTTCATTATATCTTGCGATAACAATTTCATATTGTTTCTCCATTTTATAAAATCTATTGTTTTCTATTTATATTTTACTAGAATTAAAATATAAACTTTATAGAATTTATACTATAATGACTTCAAAATTTGTTTCAGACACAGTTTTTGATGGTATAGTTTATAAACAACAACCTTTTCCTTATACCATTATTGATAACTTTTTGAAAGAGGAAAATCTTAATACGATTTTGGACGAAATTAATAAGCTAGATAATAAAAATGCGAATAGCCAATTTACAGATCATAAATCTATCTATGAATTTAACAAATATGCGTTTAGCGTAAATTATGGCGACTATTTAAAAGAATTGTTTATTGAGTTGAACAGTGATGCTTTTATTGATAAACTTGAAAAACTTACTGGAGTTTATGGGTTAGTTCGCAATGATATTACATTACAGGGCGCTGGAATACACCGCATTGAAAACTTTGGCCATTTGCAACTCCATACTGATTTCAATATTTATGAACATAGGGGCGTGAAATTGGATCGCCGCATTAATTTATTAATTTATATGAATCCTATATGGCAAGAAAATTTCAATGGACATTTAATGTTATTTAATAAAGAAAATATGCAATGCTTTGAGAAAATAGATCCGATTTTGAATCGTTGTGTAATTTTTAATACGTCAAATAAAAGCATTCACGGACACCCTATGCCTCTAAATGTTCATTTTGGTATACGGCGCCAATCTATTAGTGTATATTATTATACAAAAAACGTAAATGGCATTACTGATTTTGAAGGTGATCGAAAACATAATACAAAATGGTATAGTAACGCAATGCCATAATACATTTTTGAAAGTTCGTTTGTTGATGTAAAATATAAACTTAGGATTGTTTATATTTTGTAATGCTCATTGATTTAACGATAATAAAAACCATCATCAATAAAATTCCTATTTCTGGTGCATTACACATAGGCGCTCATAATTGCGAAGAAATGCATTTTTATCAAAATATACTTGGTTTACAAAGGACGGATGTTGTTTGGATTGAAGCTATGGAAGATAAAGTCATTCAAAATAAGAAAAATGGTATACCAAATATATATAATGCTGTAATTACAGATAAGGACGACGACATAATCACTTTTAATATTTCAAATAATGGAGAATCTTCTAGTGTATTGGATTTTGATACCCATTTACTAGAACATCCTACGATTAAATTCATAGATAAAATAAAAAAAAACACTATTACGGTAGATACGTTTTTTGAAAGGAATAACATAGACCCCTCAAAATACAACTTTTGGAATTTTGACATACAAGGTGCCGAATTGTTAGCATTAAAGGGCGCAAAAAAATCAATTACTCATGCGAATGTTTTATATTTAGAAGTAAATAGTGAGCATTTATATAAAGGCTGTGCACTCATTGATGAGATTGATGATTTTTTAGATAAATGCGATTTTGTTCGCATAGTTACAAAAATGACAAGACATGGGTGGGGCGATGCGTTATATATAAAAAAACAGCACTTAACACAAGTATCAATGCAACTACAACCCTCTGCACAACCTATTTATCAACCTCGTGTTCATAGTCAAAATTACATTTTTTATAATGAACTGAAAAACACATTCAAAACCATTTTCCATATTGGATGTCAAGACCAATCTATTTATAACGATTTTCATGGGGAAGTGCATTATTTTGAACCAGTGAAACGGTTATGCGAATTATGTAAAAAAACGCCAGCAAATAATATTCCTGGTATTTATAATAACTTTTTATTATCCAGTGTGCCTATTTATAATAAAACAAATGATAAGGTAAATTCAAAACATATAAGCGGAAAAGATTATATGAAAGAGCATAATATATCGCACATTGAATTATTAGATATTGATATGCCAAACTACGAATTACACATTTTAACTAGTTTCGGCGATCGATTGCATAATATAAAAATAATAGAAATACGTAACATATACGAGATTGAAAAATTAAACGATATTATGTCTCTTCTCAAAGTAAACGGATTTTCAAATTTTTCATATCTTACAGAATATGGTCCAGAGCCGCTTGTAATACAATTTGTTCCTATGCATATGGTTTGTATTAATGACTTTTATTGTAATTATACGTGATTCGTTCTCCAAAATAAAATATAAACTTAGGATTGTTTATATTTTACATGAATCTCATTAGTTTTGATATTGGTATTAAAAACATGGCCTACTGTATCTTTTCACGTGATTTATCTTCGAATATTATTATAAAGGATTGGAATGTTCTCAATTTAATGGATTCCGTTGAACCAGATCAAATATGTTCTTGTAAGAATAAACCCAAATCTAAAAAGGCAGTTGAGACGCCATGTATAAAAAAAGCAAAATACCAAAAAAATGGCGCATATTATTGTGAGAAACATGCCAAAGATTCTGGATTTATGCTTCCTAATAAAAAATATACCTCGCCTTCTTTAAAGAAATTAAAAGTAGATGATTTGATAAATCTGGGAAATTCACACATGTGTTTTATGAATATTGAGAACCTAGAAAAGAAGAAAAAAAGTGAATTGTTCGACGTTGTGGATAGTTTTTTTAAAATAAAATCCCTAGAACCCATAGTAAAACAACGCACAAAATCAGCAAATGACACAGATCTCATCGAAATTGGGAAAAATATGAACCGCCTTTTGAACGAGGTTCTCCAAACCATTGAAATTGATCATGTTGCTATTGAAAATCAGATATCGCCCATTGCGAATCGCATGAAAACGATTCAAGGAATGTTAGCCCAATATTTTATTATGAAAAACGAGAACATTCACATAGAATTTGTTTCATCTTCGAATAAGTTACGCCAATTTGGCACGACGCAGAAAAAAGAACCCGTTCTCGAAAACACTATCGTCCAAACGAATGAATCTACTGAAAAAAAAGTAATGGATAAGGCCGTATATAAAAAACACAAGGTCGATGGCGTTGCATATTGTTCTCAAATATTAGCCAAAAACCCGCATTTTGAAGGGTGGACAAACTCGTTAGATACTAAAAAGAAGGACGATTTAGCGGATTGTTTTTTGCAAGGATTATGGTATTTGCAATCTAAAAACAAAATAAAGAATATATATGCGGAGGATTTAAAAATAAATAGTGTATAATTATCATAAATGGAAGTCATCGATCTTGGCTTAAGTGATTTAGAGCCGGTCTCATTAAATTTAAACGAATCTTCCTATAAACCATCTGTCAATTTTGGTAGCGGAATTGAACTTTTAATGAACGATAAAAAGAAATCAAGTGGTTCTATGAACCTCAATTTAGGAGAACTTGATTCCTTAGAAAGTGAATTGAATGAATTAACTGGCAATGTTCCATCAAATAGTGGAAGTGGAAGTGGAAGCGATACCCGTTCGTTTACTGGTTTTGCTGCTAATTTATTTGGTTTAGGATCAAATGATGGTTCGAATGAGACTTCAGGTGGTGCCAAAAAGGTATCCTTGAACATTGACGAGGAGAAGACGGATTCAAATTTGGGATCGGCTACTCGTGAGAGTATTGGAAATAATAAAACATGGGATGGTTATCATAAAGTATCTGATGTTCCTCCTAGCTATGCAGGCAGCTCGTCATCTTCTTCGAGGAGTATGACAGATCGTGAGCGCAGGCGTAAACAGCGCATGATGATAAAAAAATTAGAGGAGTGGCATGCTAAGGGTCTTGTTAAAAACAATTCTCATTTTTCATTAGATTCTGATTTTACAGAGGTCGAGGACGAATATGAGTCTGCATTAGAAGATAAGCGTAAAAAGGACAGCATAAAGTTGCAGGGATGGTGGTTTATGACGTTTATTAATTCCGTAGAATATGCGAATGCTGCTTTTAATCCGTTTGACCTCAATTTGGATGGATGGGGTGAGCAAGTGAGCGAAGATATTGATAGCTATGACGAGATTTTTTGTGAGCTATATGACAAATATAAGGGTGGTAAGTTGGCGCCTGAGATTTCCTTGCTTTTACGTGTTGTATTTAGTGCAGCTGTACTGAACTTTTCAAATAAGGCTCTTTCTAGTGCCACACCTGCATTTAATGATGTTATTCGCCAGAGCCCTGAGCTTATGAAGATGTTTACAGATGCAACTGTCAATTCTATGGCACAAAAGTCGCCTGGATTTGCTATGGCGAGTAATTTGATGCAAGAACAAAATAATCGCCCTCGTGGTCCCCCTCCTCCTGCGCCAGTAGAGACGAAATCTCAAGCACCCCCGAGTCGTCCTGGTTCATCGATGAACTTTACTGAGACTCCTGGAAATCGACCTGATATTAATGCGAGCCGTGGACCTATGTTTTTTGAGCAGGGCGTAGAACTCAATAATGGATTTAGAGACGTGAATTTACCGGATCGTAGTACAAGACCTATTAACGTGCCACCTCAGCCATCTATGCAACAGCAACCTATGCAACAGCAACCTTCGGTAAGCATGCAACAGCAACCTTCGGTAAGCATGCAACAGCAACCTTCGGCAAGACAAGAGATGAGAGGTCCTCAAACTACCGATATTGATAACATCTTAGCAGGCTTAAAACCCCGCAGCATTAATATTCAAGAGCCCACGGTCGAAGACGATTCCATGATTTCAATTAGTTCCTTGAAAGATATGCAGAATAATAATATGCCAAAGCGTAGCCGCAGAAAGAATGGCTCTGCAAAAAATACCATTGCACTAGATATCTAAAATCTTAGCCTTGAATATTATTATCAAACCATTTGATAATAATATGAGTCCTAAAAAAACTTGCGCTTCTCTAATATCTCCTTTATTTTCTTCTGCATCTCTAAAATATCTTCTCCACGCTTACATATTGTTCTATTCCTAAAAAAAACTACTGACTTTAAAATATCTGGATCTTCTGTTTTTTTATGACATTTACAGCCAATATGCGGCGCAATTTGATTCGAATATTTATTCGTAGCTTCAAAAATATCATTATGGTATTTTTTTATGTATGCGCCTATAGACACATCATCCACAATATTATTCTCTAATTTATCACAATTTTTAGACATATCTTCTACTATATCTCTACTCAATATTATTCCAGTCCCCTGTACGTATATTGTACCATATAAAGAATAATTTGTACCCCATTTTAGTTCTAAAACATGTCCGCCACCATAATAATTTGTCTTCGGCACACTTGCCAAAAAATCACCTAGATTATAAATATCAGTAATCGTAGAAATATTCGTCCGTACTAAAAAATCAAATTCATGTTTTTTTGTTACATAATCCATGGCGATTGCTGTTTTTTTTAAAATATTCATTATTCCTTCTTGGCCACGAATATATAAAAAGTGGGTTTCTTCGTTTATCATTATATCTTCAGACTGTTCTCGAAATTGAATGAAATAATAGGTGATATAGTTTTGAAAGTTTTTATAATAGGCTTGTTGTAGCTTTAACATTTTGTCGTAGTTTTCGTTTGGTGAATAAATAATTAACACGCATATCTTTGGTAAACCTTTCATTTTTATATAATTACACAGAAAAAAATATACAAATATACACGATATCGTAGAAATGTTTATAGGTTGTCAGTAAGTTGCTGCCGAAGACGATTTTGATAGGACCTGCGTGAATTTTGGCGAACACGCTCTGGGTTACGGAGGCGCCACAGAGAATTCACGAGTTTAGTGCGTTCTGAATCATTAAGATTGAGCAGATCAATTGCTCGCCTACGCTGTGCACTCGACATTGCATTAAGTGCTTCCATTTCGTTCTTTGAAATTCTTCGGATAGTCACATTTGCTGGCGGAAACAAATCTTCGACTTGCTGGTCAGGCTGCACTTGCTCTGCATCCTGGCGGATTTCCTCCTGTATATTCATCGCAACAATTGGTGCTTGTTGTGATGCAACTTCCGAATAGCGTTCCATAATATCATAAAAATTATCTTGAGTTTTACATACATGCTCCCAGAGACGGTGTGCGTTCTCTTCATCAGAAGATGAATTGACAATATTCTTGAAAACATTTGAAAGTACGGATGCAGTCATTTTAAAATTATGTTGAGTGCAATGTTATATGTGATGGTTGATGCTATTCAATTTTTTACTGTTTTCATGATGAACTATATAAACCTAGCATTTTTTCTTTTTGCGCATGATAATCTACAATCGGCTTTGGATAATTCACAGATTTATATTTTGGATCCGCATGCGCTGTTGCCCATTCATGGATATCTTTTGGTAAAACATCATGTAGTTCTGGCACCCACTTTTTAACAAATTCACATTCCGCATCATATGTTTTTTGTTGTATCCAAGGATTCATGTCCCGAAAATAGGGTTTCATATCTACACCCGTCCCGCTGATGCCCTGCCAATTTCCATTATTCGAGGCGATGTCATAATCCGTAAGTTTTGTTGCAAAATATTTCTCACCAAGCCGCCAATCCATGAGCAGGGTTTTTATTAAAAAACTCGCAACTGTCATACGACCACGATTATGCATATAACCAGTCGCATTGAGCTGCCGCATGCAAGCATCTACAATAGGAAATCCTGTTTCCCCACTTGCCCACTTCTTAAAATTATTTGGACTATTATGCCAATGGATATTACGATATCTAGGTTGATAAGATTTTCCAACAACTTCAGGATAAGCATATAGAACATGTGCGAAAAAATCACGCCAAATAAGTTCTCGAATCAGTCCGTGATTTAAACCAAACGTATGTTTAAATGAATGATATACCTCACGTATCGAAACACAACCAAATTTAATATATGCAGATAAAAATGTCGTAGTTTCTATGAAGAAATCTCGTTGTTCGTCATAATGTTTTTGCTCCTTTTGTGCAGCTTTTAGTTTTTGAATGCCCAATGTTCTCCCACCATGTACTAGTATGTTTGGATTCGGCTTTGTAAAGTGTTTCATGGCACTTTGAATATTTATTTGTTTATGGAGTGCTTTCGCTGTTCTTGAAATGTTCGAAATATGCTTTGGATTTGGAATAGCAACGGGTTTATGTAAAACCGAACGATAAAAGGGTGTATATTTTTTATATGCCGATTTACCGCTGTGTACGGTGCCGGGTGTGTATAAATAATAATCGGAGAACATTTCACACGCAATGTTTTTTTGGGAACAAAGCTCGACTGTTTCTTCGTCACGATCTAAAGCATACGGACTATAATCTTCATTAAAATAGACGCCATTTATGGCGAGGTCGTCTATTATGTGCGTCAAGATTTCCTTCTGTTTACCATAAAAGAGCAACAATTCGCCACCCGTTTTCGAAATATCTTCACGTAGTTCATCTAAACTCTCAATCATGAATTGCACTGCATTATTACTTTTGTATGGATTTTTTCCGACCTGGTCCGGTGTAAAAATAAAACAGGTAAATAGGTTTTCGCAACGTTTAGCCGCCTCGATCAAGCCGATGTTATCCCGAATTCGCAAGTCTCTATGAAATATAAATAATCCGGTTTTTAATTTCATTATTCGTATATACATACCAGTGAAATTTCTATGTTTGTTTTGTTACCTAAAAATATATAGAAAATTAGAAACTTATAATGTATAGTTATCCAATGAAAATTGTGGATTGTTTCATTTTTTATAACGAACTCGATATGTTAAACTATCGTCTGTCTATATTAGATCCATATATTGATTTCTTTGTAATTGTCGAATCGACGCACACGCATACGGGTGTTGAAAAAACATGCACCTATCGAGATTTTAAAGATCTATTTAAAAAGTTTCACTCCAAAATCATCCATGTCATTGTAGAGGATTTTCCACATAAGCAACCACATGTTGATATTCGGCAACAACATCAATGGGCGAATGAGAACTTTCAGCGCAACTGCATAAGTCGTGGGGTCGATATTTTGGGACTAGATAATTCAGACGTATTATTTGTAAGTGATTTGGATGAAATCCCAGACCCCACTATTATTGAAGCAGTTCGTAAAGGAACGATTAGCGTATCTATACAAGCATTAGAACAAGACTTTTACTATTATAACTTAAATTCTAAGATGGCTGAAAAATGGCACTTGGCGAAGATCATTTCTTATAAAAAATATAAGGATACTGGGCTATCGTTTCAGCAAATTCGTATGTATAATCGTTCACATGGGTGCGACGTTTTGAAAATGGGAGGTTGGCATCTTAGCTATTTTGGCGATAAGCATTTCATACGTAATAAAATACAGAATTTTACACACCAAGAATACAACAAAGACCAGTTTACAGATGTCAATAAGATAGAAGAAAAAATTCAAAATTGTCTTGACATATATGATCGCAAAAATACGAAATTGAATCGTGTTGCTATATCACAAAATACGTATTTGCCACCACATTATGCCGAATATTTGAAAGGATTTATTGTATTATAAAAATATATAAAACGTTGGGAATATAAGATTATATATGTTTGACGCAGCAAATATTCTTGGAAATATAAAGAAACACTTTGAATCTAAGCTCGCATTTTATTACGAAACCATAAAAACGACAAATCTTGGATTATACACTTATTATATATTAAATTGGTATGTAAAGGTTAGCGAAAAGGCGAAGAAACAATATAAACATTTATATGATAAATTCCCGATTATAAAAAGCGGAATTGATAATTTCGTATATGGAACTCGATATTTATTTGCTATTTCAAATAATCAAAAAATAGAGCCAATGACATCGAATTGGATTTGTAGTTCGTTATTGTTGTCTAGAGACCCCAATAAATTTGTGGGAGATGCTTTTTACTATAAAGACACGTATGATTTTTTAAAGCCTATGACAGAACCCGCTGATCTTTACAGCGAATGCTTTGTTGAAACAACGAATGCAATGAATAGTATCGTGTCTTCGAACTCTGAGGGAATGGTGACGTTGAAGGTGGAAAATAAATATGCGAATCAAGTTTTTTTGAAACCTAGACCCGTGACTATGTCTGCCGTTTTGCCTCTTGTTCCATCGCCGCATTTCTTTTTAAGCATAAAATATACTCATCCTCTAATGAAAACCTCAATTTATATTGATCTTGATAAGGGTTATTATAATGTCAATAATGAAATTCTATCTCCACTTTTTATAAAGCGTTATTTGGAGCACCAACCTCTCAATTATCATTTTGATCTAGATTATGTAGTTGAAATTTTGGATAATAATGTTCAAACCGTTGAACTTAGAAGCAGTCAATATGTTTTACTTGGAAATTCTGAATATGTCGTCGTAACTCAAGAGTAATATATACTATTCCTCAAAACTAAAAAACAATATAAAGATTTTCAAACATATATATTACGGGCGTAATCACTAGAATGGATGCAGTGAGTATTCCTACCCAACAACATTCTCTGAATGGTAAATGGAATTTATATTATCATTTACCACACGACAAGAATTGGGAATTATCTGGTTATACTATCGTTATGAAAAGTATAGATACCGCCGAAAAGGTAATTACCCTCAACGAAGTCATTCACGAAAATATCGTTAAGAACTGTATGTTGTTTGTTATGCGGGAAGGCATTACGCCCATGTGGGAAGACCCACGGAATAGAAACGGGGGATGTTTTTCTTATAAAGTTGTAAATAAACACGTCCCCGATGTATGGAAGACGCTTTTTTATTTATTATGTGGCGAGGCGTTATGCGAAGATGCGGACCATATGAAACATGTGAATGGAATTACAATTTCTCCCAAAAAGAATTTTTGTATTATTAAGATTTGGTTAGATGCGCCTGATTTCCAAGATCCTGGAATTATTGTTCCTATTGCGAATTTATCAAAACAAGGCTGCCTATTTAAGAAGCATGAACCCGAGTTTTGATAATACTATTACCCGAGTTTTGATAAAATATTATTGAAAAAATATATAAACATTTGTGGGTTTATATATTTATAGTATGCTTCGTAGGGGATTTTCGATTCAAAAGGTTTCTGCACTTTCCGTATTTGAAAAGTCGTGCTATCGTAAGGTCGATTTTCGTATCAGTGAAGAAAATTCGGCAAAGGATGCGGTTGTACGCTTTACAGCATTTAACGTGGGGTGCCTTGCAGTAACAGACAAGAATAACAAGGTTGTAGGCGTTTGCTCAGAGCGTGATTATATTAATAAGGTTGCTGCTCTTGACAAGGATGCGAATATTGTAAAGGTAAAGGATATTTGCACCTATGGTCCGAAGATTATTACTGCGAATAAGACGGATTCGTTGGATGACTGCATGAATAAGATGATGTTTAAGGATATTCGCCATCTGTTGATTTTGGATGATAAGAACCAAGATTTTACTGGTATGATTTCTATTCGTGATTTGTTTCGTGAGATTTTGAAGGATAAGACAGAGGCTATTACTCGGTTGAGTGATTTTAAGGTAGGGAAGGGCGGATTTTTTGGTAGCGAATAGCAAACGGTAGCGAATAAACATATTTGTAATTACAAAATATAGTGTTGTAATTACAATTTGACTGCATATAAGAGTTTAGAATAATGGAAATAAATATAATATATTTTATATATATTATGATTCCAATGATGTTAGGAAAATGCGTATGTGCCGGATTGTGTTTATGCGCAGCTGCAGCTACTGGAATAGCAGTAAATCATATTTACTCAAATAGAACATTAGACGATAGTAAACCAAAAATAGATTCAATGGTATAATATTTTCAGTTCATATTATAAATGAAACATTTTATTACGTTTGGTGCAGGCAGTCAAAATTTTATAGATGCTGGACATAGGTTAGCGGGACAAGCTACTGCTACGGGTAAATTTGATTCTATTCGATTATTTACTGACGTAGATTTAAAAAACGACACAGAATTCTGGTCGAAACATTCTGAGTTTATAATGAAAAATAAACGTGGTTATGGATATTGGGTATGGAAACCGTATATTATTAAAAAAACTATGGATGGACTAGCCGATGGCGACGTATTATTGTTTTTAGACGCTGGTTGCGAAATTGATATTCGATTTGCAACACTTTTTGATAAACTATTTGAGATTGTAAAAACGGATTCTATTATAGGTAGCCAAGTATGTATCGAGCGCCGATGGAATAAAATGGATTTAATTGTTGAGCTTGATATGTTAGAAGATAGCCACATGAATGGCCTGCAGCGCCAAAGTGGCACAAATTTGTTTTACGTTTGTGATAAAACCAGGGAATTAGTTCGACGCTGGTATGAATTAGCATGCAACTATCATTTCATTGATGATAGCCCGAGCATTTTGCCAAATTTTCCTGATTTTCAAGAACATAGACACGACCAGTCGGTTTTTAGTTTATTGACAAAGAAAATGGGTCTATTTAGTAAACAAGGACTAGGTCCAGTTATAAAAATATATCGTAACAGAACTGGAACATCAAAACTTAGTTAGATATTGGATTTTTATCAACGACCACTAATTTAGCAACGTTTTTTATGATTTTGTCGTCAATTTTTGTTTGCTGCGTTTCGTCTAATTCTCCAAATGCATTGCGCATCATATTGATACAAAATGTGTATTTGTCGTTTTCGGGGTCTTGGCATTCTGGATTTTCATGACGCCACTTTGGAATTGTGCATAAGTTCTTTTTTGCTACAGCCTTTACCACATTTCTCATTTTTGTATTGTCATTCGTATCTTTATCCCAAGTATCTTTGTCCTTGATATAAAGAGTTTCTCGTTTCAAATCTGTACAGTGCACGGGTCGTTTTGTGACATCGAGTTGTTTGAGTCTTGATACGATAATGTCGGTAATGCCTGAAACATATCCATTGTTGCCTACGTTTTCGACTTCTTTGAGTTGGATTTCGATGTTTTTGATGAAATCATTGATATTGATAGCGTCCTTGCAGGTTTCGTTGAGAAACACGTTGAGATTAAAACTGTTATTGTTTGTGATTGTGTTGTTGATAGTATTGTTATTGTTGTTTCCTACTTTGGATACTAGATCAACCATTGTTTCTTGATTT